CCTCCTAGTTGCTACTTCCACCACTATGAAAAACTGTCGCTGCTACAACGTGTTCCGTAGTGAAGGCTGTGTAAACTCCACCTTTACATAAAATCGGTTGCGGAAAATTTATTGTAATCCCTTCAGCTATAGCAGGGGTCTTACATCTAAACATTACTGTACCAGTGGAATTTTCATTATGGATAGAAAAATTTCCAGCAGTTGTATGACTGTCTAGATAAACTCCATAAACTCTTGTTCTTCCTACTTGCACGGTAGTGCCTTCAGTATTTGTATAAGTAGCCTGTATATTTGGCGATTGCATCGTCATAATTTATCTCCTTAAGTGTAAGCTCCCGAAGGAGCTCACATTATTTTATTTACCTATTAACTCCAAGGGGTAACCATTGTGCCGTTACCATTTAAAGAGCAGTTGATAAGCCAAAGGTTTTGAGCAGTTGCTCTACAATAAACTATTGAACCACCTAGTCCACCTCGTGTACTACCGTCCAAAGTTAAAGTATCAGTTCCTGCCGCATTGAATCCTTCTACAGAATTATCTGCTGTATCCACATACATTGCTGTTCCTTGAAATACATCAGCTGTACTTCTACCTGCTGCAGTTCCTGCATTCAAAGTAAAAGTATTACCTGATAGATTTTCAGACATCAGAAACGTATACATCAATCCAATTCTACTTGTAGAATTTGGATCGTTATCACCTGCTACGACATAAACATCAGGGTAAGTTATTGAAGGTAGGTTAAAAACTACAGTATTATTATTAACTGTAATTACCTTTCCTTGATATAAATCTATACCTGCTACATCTGTTCCACCATCAACTGGTGTTGATATAGAACCATCTATTGATGCTTCCATTGCTGGACCTGTTCCTAAGAATCCTCTTAAGGATCTTACTGGTCCGCTAAACGTTGATCTTGCCATTTTATTCTCCTAGTTTGTTATGGACATCGTCTCTAGGCCGTCGACTATACGCGTCGATATCCAATTAATATTGTATAGTAATTTGTTTATAGCTTAATTTTTGATTGAGTGCAAGAGATCCTACGGCAAAAGTACGTTTTCAGCGATGTGGCGTTTATCTAAGTTGCCACAGAAACTTCGGGGGCTGAACTACTGATTTTGTTTTCTCTATCAGCAATTTTAAACTCTTCAGCTTTGATCTGAGTGATGATACTTCTGATTTTCTCATCAATGTCGACCATATCCAGAGTATATTTTCCATGTTGATTATACTCATATTGCCACCCTAACTCCAAGGACCGTTTTTGTTTGTACAGGTCTTCGGTCATGATTAACCTCCTCATAGGTTATTCTGTTAGGAATATCTCTAAACATTCCTGTTGATTCCCAGTTTACACTTTTTTCTCCTAATTTGTCAACAATAGATTTTTCAATAGAATTGGCATTATCTTCAGCTAAAACTTGAAATTTAGTGTGATAATCGTATGCCCAGATATTTACTAGATATTCCTTCATTTTTTCTTTCTATAGGTAAATTGTGGCGAAACAATGTCCCGCCACAAAATCTTATTTTATATTAAGCACCTTGAACGCCAAAGATACCTCTATAGTCAGATACACCAAATCTGTATCTTTCTCTAGCTTTGTATCTTACGTTGCCAGTATCGAAATCACCTTCCATCGCTGTTTTGATGGGAGTTCTCTCGAAGTACTTCATTCCATTTGGAACATCAGTGATAAGGTACCAAGAATCTGCATCAGTTAAGAAATTGTTCACTCTGTAACCTTGAGGAACCATTCCCATAGAAACGATTGCATTGATATCATTATCAGCTGTACTAGTTCTACCTTGTGACTTCATAAGTCTCTCAGCATTAAATTGACCTGCAGGTGGAAGAATCATTTTCATTCCTCTTGCAGCAATTTTTAAACCTCTTTCATCTGTCATTGCAGCAATGTCTATTAAAGACTGCTCTAATGAAGTTTCATTAAGGTCCGCTTGAGTTGTCAAAGTATTACTAACTGTTCCAGCGATTGTTGGGTGATTAGTCGCAAATAATGCAGACCCATCTCCTGAGAGATAAGTTGCCGTTTGCGGTAACCCATTAATCAATGGATCAACTGCTTTGATTTGTTTAGTATTCGCCATGGATCTAGCTAATGCTTTTGTATATCTAGACGCAAGTCTATCGTACAAGTTATCCTCGATCGCTTCTTCAGTGATCGCGAATGCTAATGCAATTGTTTCCATAGTGTAACGTGCTGTGTAAGTCTCTTGAGCATTGTCAAAAGTTACTGCACCACCTTCCGGTTTAACCGCTGCATTTGCAAAACCAGATAACATAACTTCTTCTTCGAACGCCCTGTCCGAAGTTTCTGTTACGTATACCTCAGCATGCTGATTTTCATAACGTTTATATTCCAGGCCGAATAAAGCATTCAAACCTGGCTCTAGTTCTTTAACTAGTTGTCCTCGTGATATAGCCATGTTATTCTCCTATACTCCATTCACCGCTGATTTTAACCAGTGTTCATTAACAGTAACGACCCAATTTACATTTGCCGAAGCAATGTCATTGTCCGCTATGTTTTTTGAAACGCCTAGCACTTTAAGTTGACCACTTGCCGTAGAAGCAGTTGAATCATTCAAACTAACTTTTGAAACATAGTTAGCTGAATCTCCTGCTACGTAAGAGATATCGTAGTTCATAAAAACATCCGTCTGTGCTGACGCACCTGCGTTGTTCGATTTGATCTCGAATCTCTCATAAGGGTCATCTGCTACGAAACCAACAATATCGGTTGCAGCATTTGCTGCAGCGAGATTATTAGCCCACGTAGGCTTGTTTGTTGTTGAATCAGTGTAGAAAATACCGTTCAATCCACCTAAGATAGTTTCGCCTGCTACCGCTCTTACTATTACTCCGTTGGAACTAGCTTTCACTGGATCCTGGAAGAAAATAGCATTAGTCGTACTAGCCGCTACTGTATACTCAGATAAACCTTGGTTATCATCATTCTGTCCAACTTTACCGATTGCTCTTAAGCCGAATCGGTTGGTTGTATTTGCCATGATGGCCTCCTAATTTGACCTGCCCTTGCGGGCCTCCGGTCGTTGTTTATCTTACCTTTGTGGTTGGGAATCGTTAAAAAATTAACTTTTCTTTGAGCCACCAAAAGTTACGCGAGATTGTCTATCAATATTGATAGGCATACTCTGATGCTCTTCCTTCATAAGATCGTTGTCTAACGCTTCGACTTTATCATTATGTTGTTTTGCATAATAATCAGCCCGCGATTGCACGATCTCGTCCGGTACTCTAGCGAGCACTAGGCCGCCAACTCCGATCACTCCCTTATATTTGCCGTCTTCAACTACTGGATAACCGCCGTCTGGATATTCATCAGATCTAACTAATTCATATCCTGATCTAATTCGACCTTGGACATTTTTAACGTCCTGAAAGCCCATAGACTCAGCTCTTATCCACCTGTGCTGAAAACCTGTTGGCGCAGGGGGTGCATCTAAAGATGATGGTGGAGACCAAACTTTTTTTTGAGATTCCTTTTCTCTAGTTTGACTCGCACGGGGGGTTTTTTTATCTGTACTCATATGCTTATGCCTCCTTCGTGATGTTTAATTGTTTCGCATACTCTTCAAGTGGCACACCTAATTTTCTAGCGATTGTAACTTGTGAGGGTGTGAGTCTCACGGTTTTGCGACCTGGTTTTACGCTTCGCTTCGCTGAAGCTACTGTTTGCGTCGGTTTGGTCGTTCCTTCCGCTAGTGTTGTTCTATCAAATTTATGGGGGAAATCAAGCTTTATTCTCTTGTCTATTTCCGCATAATATTCGTCACTTGATGGATCAAATCCTTCTTTTTCAGTTAGTGTTTTATGAAGATCAAAGGCAGTATAGGTCATGGCATTATTTTGGCCAAACCACTCATTTTTTTCTGCCCAGGCTTCTGCTTTAGGATCGGGTGTCCCTTTAGCGGCTAACGATCTAGCAAGACTTGGTTCCTTTTTCTTGGTTTGTTGATATTTATTATACTCTTCATGTGCAGCTTTAGTGTCTCTAAGTTGTACATTTCTAACACCTAGTTCAGATATATCCTGCAAAGCGGTTGCTTCTGCACCTAGATCATTTGCTTCTCTAGCGGCAGCAAGTTTTGCTTTCGCAGCTTCTAAACCGGTTTTAATACCTTCTTCAGAAACAGACAAATAGCTTGGTTCAAGCTTAGCAATTTTAGCATCAGTTTTTTCTTTTGCTGTAATCACTCTTTGCGCATAACCAATGGCTTCATCCTTTTGCCGTTCTGCTTCACGCATTTTTTTAGTTAGCTTAGCTATTCTTTTCTGAACACTGTCAGAGTATTGTTCTAATTCTTTTTCTTTATCTTCTTTAAATTCTTTTTCTACTTTTACTTCTTTCGGTTCTTCTTTAACCACTGGTTCTGCAGCGGGTTTTTCTTCAACTACTTCTCTGACAGTAGGTTCTTCTTTAACAACCTCTTTTTCTTCAATAGTAGCTTCGTCTTTTTGTTCAGGGATATCAACGTCCATTGCTGGACCGGATGTATCAATATCTACTGTTTTCTTTTCTTCTGCTTCTGGCATAGTTATCTCCTATGTTAATATTGATGAAATATATCTGCGGGATTATCGATGGTTGCTAAAATTTCATCGTCGTTTAGCAATCTTACTTCCCCTCCATCTATCAGGATTCTTGATCCTGCGTATCTTGCAAAGATTACCCAGTCTCCCTTTTTACACCAAGGGCCTTCTGGGAATTTTTCTTTGTCATAGCAATGCGGTCCTGTTTTTAAAACAAGTCCACATGTTGAAGCGACTTGTGATCGCTCAATAGTTTCATCGGCTAAATGTATGCCGCCTTTAGTTTTTTGTCCCATCTTAAATGGTAGAATCAACATTCTCCACCCAGTAGGGGTTGGAAGTTTACCTTCTTCTTTATTTTGTAAAGATTCAAAAGAATCTTTTTGTTTTTTAGTTTCGGTTGCTTGAAAATTTTTATATTTATCTAATAATGCGGTTTTATTAGTCTTCTGTGGTGTTGAACTTGATAACTGTTCCTTCATTTTTTTGCTCCTTCTTATTTAGCAGGCTAGAGATATCCTGTGATATTTTATAGTAGGCGTGAGCCTGTCCCATCATATATTTGTATTTTTCCATATTGTCAACCCCTCCTGCGATCATTGCGTCGCCGATTTGTTGATAAAGTTCTTTTAAATTTCTTTGTACTTTCGCCAGTATTGCTAATTCATCCATTTTATTCTTTCTTGAAATTTTTATACCATTCCTTTGTAATATTTAGCGTAGGATTTATTTCCTACTTTTACTCCACCTAAATCTCCACGAATATAACTACCATTATAATTTTTCTGAGCTTGTCTTATCATAGAGTTAGTTCCGCCATCACCAAAGTGTTTTCTACCTTCTAGGGCTGCTTGTCTTGCAGTTTTAACAGGGGGCTTCTTCTTCTTCCCCTGCATCATCTGCTGGAGTTTTTGAATTGCTTTAGTGGACATTAGACTTTTGTTCTAGCACCAATCAAAGTAATATTAGCATTAGAAGCTGTATTATCGATTGCTCTTCTACCTTTATTAATTGTGATGGCATTTGCGCCTAACGTACCTGTTGGGGATAAACCTGAACTCGCTGGTGTTGGTTGAGTTATTCCTCTTCCATTACCTGCGCTTGTAGGTCCGTTTTTAATTAAAATTGAAGTATTAATTCCTCTTCTATTCATTATCTGATCTCCTTCCCGAAACCATGTGTTGCTACTCCAGTAGAACGTTTTCTAGTCACACGTCCACCTTTTTTTATCCCTTGTCTAATTCTACCTGCTGTATCAATTGAACCAATTTGACTGCCTGATTTAACTTCATCTAATGAGCGAGGTGAATAACCTGCTTTATCTAAACCTTCTTCTAATTTTTTGGAATGTTCTTTAGCTCTCTTTTTTTTTAATTCCTCTTTAGAAGTAAGTTTTAGTTCAGAGCCTTCTTTTCGGTAATGAGTATCTTCACCTTTGGGACCTTCTGATTCCCCTTTTTTTGTAACATATTTAGATATGTCAGCATGTGGTGTTGCTACCCTTTTATAAGTACCGTGTTTAAAACTTTTTCTCATTATCTGATCTCTATTCCGAAGCCCGCTTTAGCCACGCCTCTAGAACCAACGCTTCCGCCGGTTGATTTTAATTCTCTAACGATTCTTTTTTTCTCCGCTTTAAGATTTTTTTTACCTTTTTTTCTATATGCTTTTTCAGCATCAACACGACCAAGTTCTTCTAGTTCGTTTTCTTTTCTTGTATTAGCCACGTGTCCTCCTTATGCTTTTGATGCGCCTCTAGACTCGTCTCGTCTAGATTTGTAACTTTGTGTTTTTGTGGACTCTGCGCCACGTCTTTCACCTAAAGATTCGTCTAGTTTGTCATTAGCTGTTTGCTTCTTGACAGACTTTCCGCTCTTGTAAGGGAATCTGGGTGCAAAGGGTCTTGTTCCAAAATCGTTTCTCATAGTTTCTCCTTGATTGTTTATATTGTTTTTATTAATTGATGTCTAGCTTATTTTTTACCGCCCCTAAATATTTGAGTGCCTTTTATACCGAATATGCTGGCACAGACTAAAATCCATAAATTGGTAAACCATGAGGGAAGCGACTGAAAATGTTCAAAAAACACTTTTATCTTATCCATCGCTGCCGGATCGTCTGACCATACCCCCCAGGCCAAAATTATTATGGGCAGTGTGAGAATCGCCAAAACTACCTCATCCTTATAATCTTTATCCCGGGATTCTAAAAGTTTGCCCTGGTATTCCGTCTCACCGCGGGCCATCTTAGTGGCCGCCATGTGCTGAGCATCAGCCATAGCCATCTTTGTCTCTTGACGCTTTTTATAAATGTGAGTTCCAGCGTTAAGAGCTAATTTAATAGCACCAAACCACATACTAGTACCAAGTTGCGGTCTTGCTTTTCGATTTTAGCATTCGTTTAGTTCCTTTGACCTCAACTTTGTCGCCAGTTGGTATTACATTCCACTGCATACCATCAGCAAGAGTTTGTGATCTAGAATCTCTCTCCAAATTTTGACTTGGAGTTTCAATATCGATGCCACCTTTTTGGTAACCATCTTTATTAATACCTAATGCTTTGTTTGTATCTACTTTAGCCATTTTTTCTCC